ATGTGTGCTTGCTCAAAGATGCTCCAGTGTTGATGCTTGATACAATACTTGAGCAGACCTGCAACCTTTTCGTTTTCCTGATTGGCGGGATTACTCACACGAGCAACATACCCAATAGTTTTCTCTGCATCAGGAGTAACAGAGACCAAACATACTTTAGTCATTTTCTAAAAAACATAAGTGACATTATCAATAACCCAGTGGATTTAAAATATCCAATAGCAGGGAGACCAAAAATTACTGGCATCAACCAATTCCATAATAACATGAAAACTAATGGAAATGCTGCGAATGCCAAAAATACACCCATATAATACCCAACAGGTTTCGACTGCTCAACCTCTTCCTCAGGAGTTTCTTTTTTTGCTCTGGGATCTAGGTATACAGTTGTCATTTTCTTTTGTTGGATTTTTCTTTTTTGGAAGAAGGATCTTGCCATAGTTTAGGATTTACTCTACCTTCGGATTGAGTCATGTTTATGAGATCGTGTCTGTACAGATCCCAATAGTAGTCAAAAATTTCGGATTTTTTGTTACCATACACTAGGTCAAACTTAGTCATACCATCTTGTAGGTATTCAACCAAATATGCAGTGTAAGGAAGTGACCGATCGTCAGCAAGAGATGGGTCACAATCCTTAGCAATAAACTTCAAGAGCGACCACCCCATTCGATGTTAGGGAATGCTTCGCTTACCACCGATTTGGTGATACGCTTATACTTGTCACCAAGACGACCGTCTTTAACAAGCACAAGCAACTCTGCTTCTTCTGCAGAGAGTCCCTCTAGTAGTTGCACAAACATAGACTCACGCTTCAACCCAGGAAGTTTAGCACCACCTTTGAAGAAACGGTAGAGACCTTTATATTCATGCTCCAAGCGAGTGTGATCTGTACCAAGAGGTGCATCGTTAGGAGTGTAAGGCACATCTCCTTCGGGCAACTCACAGATAACACTATCGTCAAAGTTGATAATCAACAGTTGACGGAGAGCATTGCTGTTGTATTTGCGAAGCAGGTTAATCTTTTCCTGCTTCGTTTTTGCATTACTAACTTTTCGTAGCACTTCAGAAATCAGCAATCTATTGTTGCTGCTTATTGTTGTGGGCATAATTTACTCCGTGATCATTCATCATCTTCTTCGTCATCAATATAATCATTCCAAAAACTATCTGCATCAGGTCTAATATAAATTAGCTCATCGTGAAGAATGTTTCCATCTTCATCCAGCATCTCTGGATGAGTTACTGATTTTGCGTATGCAGCATTTTCAATAAAGTCTTCAACATAACCTTTTGCTAACCAGGAAACGGTAATTCCTAGAATGAAAGCTCCAATCGTGACCAAAACTACTAGCGCGATTAACATGGTTTCCCCCTGTCTTAGATTTGCGTTTGGAAAACCAACCTCCTATTGATAACTGTAAAAATATTTATTAGGTTAAACAAGGTTGTTTTCACGAAGATACTTAACAGTATCTGTACATCCACCGAGTTTTTTATCATCCATTAACACTTGTGGAAATGTGCTTCCGTTTCCAAATTTAGCATAGAATTCGCCACGACTAAAGTCACGATCCAACATATATTCACGATAGTTAAACTTTTTGCCCTCTAAGACTTGTTTAATTTGTGTGCAATATGGGCATCCAGAACGTGTATAAACTGAAAAATTCATAATACCTCTTGAATAAAAAAGGGACTCCGAAGAGTCCCAATTGGGTGTTCCGACTTGTAGAGAGACCGCACGAAAGGTCTCTCAGTTATTTATCGGAATCAGAAGCTGTACTTCAGACCTGCCTTGGTGCCGTAGGAACGGTCAACACCAGCGATGCCGCTACCAACGAAGGAGACTTCAGCATAAGCACCGAGACCATCGGTCAGAGCAACGCCAACGCCTGCCTTACCAGAAGGAACGGTATCAGTAGTGCCGCCGTCAGGGAGTTTGACGGTAGCGCCACCTTGGACATAGTAAGAAGCAGACTCACCGATAGGACCTTCGTAACCAACATGGGTGTCAACAGCAGTGCCACCGTAGTTAGAACCAGTCCAACCAGAGTTGGCTTCAACATTCACATAAGGACCTGCCATAGCAGCGCCAGCGAAAAGGGGAGCAGCAGCGAGAGCTGCGAAAGCGGATTTAATCATTTGTTTTTACCTCGTTAATTTTTCTTGCGGAATGGTTACCCGCAGATGATGGGTCGGATTCGACTCTCCCGACCGCTTGTGTATTATACCACTCTATCGGTGGCAGTGTCAACAGATTGGCGCGAGTAGTTGAGGCACCATCCTCTGTTGTAATTCTTTACAAAGTTTATTTATACTATTCAGAAAGTCCAGATGAAGAATCTTCTTTTCTTTGTCTGGCTTCCTTTGCCATATTAATAGCATCTTCCTCTGTGATTTTACCTTTGTCAACTAATTTGGTAATACCTTCTAACTCATCAACGTATTTTCTTTGAGCAACTGCTCTGCGAGCATAGGAAGATTTTCCTTTAGCAATTGATTCCCAATCAATATTAAATCCTACAAAATAGTCCTGATCAATTAAAGATTGAAATGAATACTCATCTTTTCCGATTTTTTGTTTTATTTCTTCGGGAAGATCATCATAATTAATTTTGGGCAATTCCATATCAATTAATATTAAGTGGTTTTGTTAAAGGAGTCACAGTAGTTATGTATGTATAACCAGTTGCTTGTCTGGTATGCCATATCATGTTTGAATTAGAAGAAGTAGATAAGTCTGCAGACGATCTAATTTTAGCACCATTTGAATCATTAAGCAACCATGCTCCTCCTGCTGGATTTTTTGACCAACTATTATTTCCATCAGAATTACCAATGTTAGTTACTTCCATGGTAAGAATATGCAAACCAGCAGTTGCTGCTATTGATGTAGTTGATGTACTAGTAAAACTGGAAGTGGATGCCACCTGAGTGCCATCCCAATCAATAGTCATAGTATTATCGGCGGAGTATTGCAACTCCAAAGTATCATCAGACAAAAGATATATGTAATATGAGAGTGTCTGAGGAGTATCAACAAGAGTATCAACAGAAGATGGCCAAACAGAATAAGTATTCATAAGATCTCCCCATGCTTCATGAGATCCAGCTCTAACCCAAGAAAGATTATCTGCCTCAGTGCATGGACATCCCTGGCATATTTTTATATACCAACCACCAGGATTTTTTGACCAATCATAAGAATTACTTGAAACTGCATCGCAACTACCAGCAACATTACTCTTCAAAATAATTTTATACAATCCAAAGACATCACCCGAATTTGCATAAGCAGCTTCAAACTGTGCTGGAGTCAATCCATTGTAAGTCCCACCGATTTCTGGAGTATCTCCACCAGATCTAAATTTAATCGTAAAGTTATCTACCTTTGCTGCATCTGGAACGACTAGATTAAAATCAAACCAGTTTCCATATGTGCGATCGTATTCATCAAATGACATATTTGCATATTGTTTTGATGGTGCCACTCTAGTCCAATTCGATCCACCATCAAAACTAACGTCCCAAGTATCGCTAATATCATTAGGTCTTTCACCACCATTGCCATCATCTCCAGCAATCACAGAAAATACAATATTATCTACACCGCTAAGATTTAAAGTAATTTCCGCAAGACGGGTATTTACCGTTGTTGCTGTCGCATCTATTGTACCAAAACTCAAATACTTTCCCGTGGGACTATCGGCAGGAACATCAAATCCTCCAACTTCATTTAATCCGCTACCACTGGTGTCAGAAAATCCATCCAACTCATCTCTAATGGCAGTTCCTGCAGTAGTTGTAATTGTGCCCCACGATGGATTGGTATCAATATATAATGTTTCAGACTCTACCGATCCTAAAGGAGAATTAGTAACCTTTACTGTGAGTGTATGAGTGCCAGCAGTAATTTGTTTCGCAATGAGCTCAGGTCCAGTAGCAGTTACAAATATATTCGGATTGAGTATGCTACTGGTCCCCATAGTCACAAAGGGGGTTTCTTCTTCATCGAAATATACTTTTCCAGTATCATCACATGCAACTTCAAAATAATATGTGTCTGTTGATGGAAAAGTTACTTGATACGTTACGGTTTGCTCCAAACATGGGAGGGTGCATTGTGCAGGATTAGTCCAAACAGCATACTTATCTCCCTCCTCCGACCATAAAGATACGGATTGTGTGCCTCCACCATCTACTCCAATAATATTAAATTCTGCATTACAGTCACTACCATCACTATCTTTCAGGCATAACTTTCTACGATTGTTTTTTACATCTATTGTACTATTTGCTGAGTTTAAACCAGAAAAAGTTAATTGATAAGTTTGACCTGCAGTAACTGATATTGATGCTTGCTGTATACCTTCTTCATCTCCAGGTGTTTGAGTAAAGGTTACTCCACCAACAGTAATGCTACCCAAAGCAGTGCCACCATTGTTTGGATCGTCATTCCAGGTTAATTCTAAAGTAATATTCCCTGTGCCACTTCCAGTGACTTCAAGTGAGTTTCCATCTTGCGAAAACTGAGCACTCAAAGTAGTATTACTTTCACCAATCACCGCGTTTACGGGATAGGTTACTGGAGTTGATTTTTCAATAGAATACTTTGTGATCTCATTTCCATTCGGTTGCAAAAAAGTTACTGGTCTGATATTAATATCAGAATCGTATGGGGTGCAACTTAATGGAGATTGCAATGGCACATAAAAATTATCATTAATACCAAAATTTACATTGATAGTTTTAGACCAATCAAGACATGCTCCATTTGGAAGTTTAATGCAGTCTGTTCCATTACCTACATCGCCTCTACCATCGTCATACAATTCAACTTCGCAATCATATAACTCACCAGTAATAGGATCAACCTTACATAGAATTCCCTTTAAATTAGTGACTTCAGTTTTATCAAACGGACCACTAATATACCTAGTTAATTCTTGCTCACCTGCATCAAAAAGTCCAACTGCACCAGTATCTTCCCCATCATCTACGAATATGTCACATACTGGTCCTGGTTGACCTTCTGGAAAATAGAATAGGGTTGCCATTAATGCACTCGGACTTTAATTTTATTTATTTGAGACTATTTAATATAACCCTCTTCTTTTAACCACTTTAGAGTCAATGGGGTTGGATTATAATCTTTCCACATTGTACCAGCAGCACAAGAATTAAGTGCTTTCTGAGTCATGCCCTCAGTGCGTCCTGCCCACGATGCTTCTGCTTCCCAAGGGCGTGCAGCAGGGGGATAGGTACGCTCTACCATTTCACGATACAGCATAGGCACATCTTCCTCTGGCATAATGATAGCAATCATACTATTCTTGATGCTACCTGCCATACAATCCTGTGCCGCGTGCCATCCTTCATGACGCATAACTGCCATCAGTGTGCTATAGCGTTTAGTAAGCGTTGCATTCAGAAAGAAGTTATTGCTGACAGTATGATATGCTCCACGATGCCCAGGAGGAAAATACTTTTCTGGTGCAATATAAACACCCACTCCGATCTTATCGAATGCTGCCATCATCTCATCGAATTCAGTTGACATGGGTGGTGTCATGTTAAATTTTTTATGATACTTAGCAACATCCTTATGATTTTTAATCTCTACAATTCCATCTGTACATTCACGCAAAAGCATACAACCCATGGCATCCATGGTATACCAACCTTTAGTTGGTTCTGCTTTTGCTGCTAGACCATGTGCTGCACCAAAAAGAGCGCCTGCGAGAATAGCATTCCAGAGAGTATTGTTCATAAAAAAGGGAGTCGTTAGACTCCCAAATTATATCACAGAGCGTTGCCTCTTGGCAAGACTTCTTCAGGGAATACAAAGTTTTCGTGTGGTTGGTCTACTGGAGCCATCCAGGCACGGAGTCCTTCATTGAGGAGGATGTTTTTCGTATAGAAAGTTTCAAAC